AGGCTCATAATCAGCCTCCCATATAGCTGACCGTTATCAGCTCGGGTGCGGTGTAGAACCTGTAGAGGTCTGTAAAGGACACACCCAGCGGCGCGAAGCTGTGCGGGGTGGCCGCGGTAGCTCCGGAAATAACATAATCCTTAAACGTCGGGGACCTGAGGGTCAGCTTAGTTGAGTAGGACTGGATAAGTCCGCCGCGTTCCGTTATGCTACTTAACACTCTTCCAAGATCGAAGGAGGCTTCTCCGTTTATCTGATTTACTAGCTGGTTCTTATCCACAGTGACCTCTGAGTTGCCCAGAACGAGGGAGATCTCTACACATATGGGCATATAAGGCTTTACTATGGCATCTATGCCTATAAGGTCCTCTGTGAGGGTCCTGAAAGCCTTGTCGGCATCTCCCCAGTTATTAACATACATACCTTTAACCGTAGCATTCACACCTGAGCTAACCGTGGCCGGGTTGAATATGGCAAGCAGCTTATTTCCGGAAGTGAAGGTAGCTCCCCTGTCTCCGGAGACTATAAGGTAGTCTGTGCCTTCATTAAGCACGGTACCTCCTACTCTTATCTCAGTAACATTCAGGATAGCACCCGGAAATACTGACCTGAGATCGAGTACCGGGATTCCCAGAGGAAGGTTATATCGTTTATCGTCAGAATCCATATAAGTCTCTAGGAAGGTGCCCGTCCCCGGGTAGTCAACTGCCCGGACCGTACCGTTTACCAGCACGACTCCATAATCAAGGTACATCGTCCTCGGGATGAGGACCAGGCTCTTTTCGGTTTCCGTAAGACCGTGGATCTGTTCTATGACCGACCCGTACACTACATTACCGGTCTTTATATAAGTGTCTATCATACCACCAAGGTGTGCGTAAGTAGGCGGGTTACCAAAGGCCACTATGTCCCTGAACATACGATTATCCTTACCGACTATGGCGAAGTCCTTAGAGCCTGCAAGTATCTGTGCTGCGGTAGTGAGTATGTTCTTTCCTGGACTTACCCTGCCCGTTATATAGTTTCTTATGCGGCTGAAATAGCTCCAGTTGTCCTCAGTCTGAGTACCATCGGAAGACAGATACACAAGTGCCGACTGAACCAGAGTGTTCCCCAGAGCCACGGAGATGCCGTAAGGTAGTTTACCGGAAGTGGCCGTTACTGCCTTGTAGGTCAAATATATGATGCGGGAAGAGGGTACTACCGAGGAAGTAGCAACCGTTTTGTAGGTCCCCGTGCCAGAAATGAAGTTCATCTCCGGAAAGCTGAGCCGGGTCCCCGGAGTTACGGTAGTGCTCAGGGTAACCTTCAAGACACCCCAGGAAGGCTGCGCTTCAAGTCTGGAGAGCCCTTGTAAAGCACCATAAAAATCCAAAGTGGAATTAGGCAGTCTCTCAACATACTCCCTGCTAACATCACCTCTAACCAGTTTCCTAAACTCCTCCAGCTCTCTCTTTATAGTGTCGTGGTAAGACTTGAAGAGCACCTCTATAGGAGCTATAAGGTACGTGTATGTCGGCGAGTCAGGGCCACTAGGTACCTCCGGAAAGTACTTTGCAATAAGCCCCCTGAACACTGCTGAAGGATTGGAGTCCAGTATATCAAACATAATTAACCTCCCGTTGCGCTTAGAATAGCGGTCGTTACTATACCTGCCTTTGTTTGGGCCTCTATGGTGATTAACACGTCTGTCCCCCTGACCTCGATACCAGATATTTTGTACTCTCCCAGAGCCTCTGAGAGGTCCCTCTTAAGCGAGGTGTCTGACATCCTGACCTTGTTGACGGCAGTATTCACCCAGCTGGTTATGTACCTTTTCCTGTTCTCTAAACCGGCTTTTTGAAAGAGGTCCCACGTAGAGCCGGTACCGGTGTGCTGATCCTGTATGTTGGCAATTGTCATAAAAAGCGAGTAGGCCAACCGCTGGTACATAGCGTCTACTCCCGTGCAGACCACCGATAGATCGGGGTCTGGCTTCCCGGTTGTCGGGTTGAAAAACCTGAATTCCATATGGACCCCCTACCTGAAGAGTAGTTTCTTGAAACTCTCAATGTCCTGTTCTGACCTCAGTGTAACACCAAGGATTTGGGTGATGCAGGCGAAGTAATTCAGCATATCGTCAAAGGGGACCTCCGGGAATTTACTCTTGGCATACTGGTAAACGGCCTTCATAAGCACAGGCCCAAGGGTGGGAGTTATCTTTTTAAGTAGATTCATTCCAAACCCTGAAGCATCCCCCAGAGCAGTCTTAAGCCCTTTTATCTGACTAAGGAAACCATCGAGGTTTCCAGTAAGCATCCCAAACAGATCAAGCGCCTGCAAGGCCTCAACTACGGTCCTCACATAGCTCCTGAGCTCCTCCTGCTCACTCTCTGACAGCAGCAGCTGCTCCGCTGTGAGCGCCTTAGTCTTGACCTCAGTCACCACGTTAAAAAATTGGGTCATATCCTTCATAGCCGGATCGAGGAAATTTTTCTTAAGCTCTCCTATGGCTAAGGACAATGTTCCGCTCATAATAGCCAGATCGGGGCCTACAGCTGCGAAGGCGGTCTTGGCCAGCCCTATGACCAGAGAAGTACTGATATTGACTTTACTCTTTTCCCCTATTACGTAGTCGCCCAGACTGTGTTTAAGCTGAGCCTTAGCATAACCCACAGCTGCCTTTGACTCATTAAGACTGTCTTGTAGTTGGTAAAGGAACACCCTGGAGGTCTTGTATAGTAGTGCACTCCCTCTGAGACTTGAGCTAGCGTCCAGCAGCTTTGACATAAGGTCCTCCAGCTGATAGTAGACTCTATTAGACGACTGAACCTCACTCGCCAGCGTGTCCAGGAAGTCTCCTGATGCTACCCCCTGCACAAACCCAAGCCACCACTCCTGCGACTTACTGGATACCCACTCCTTAAAAGCCTTTGTTTCCTCGGTGTGCTTCTTGATACCAACCATAGCCAGCATAGTGTCAAAGGCTACGGTGGACCCGTCAACCAGCTTTTTTATGTTAGGGGAGGCTTCCAGTTCCTTCTCCCACCAACTTCGCTGTAAGTAGCCACCCAGTGAGTTTATAGCCCTGTCAAGTGCAAGCCAGGTCTTTGCTATGTCCAGCTTTTCAAGCTCCCGGATAGTAGTGTCCTCCGTAAGAAGGAGGGCTTCTAGAATAGCCTTGTCCGCCTCTTCCAGTGCCTCGATCGCCGGGCCTGTTGTCTTTCCCTGCCTGACCCTGTCAAGAATCTCGATAGCCGTCTCCAGCTTAGTTACCGCTAAAGAGGCTGCATTATCTACCTTCCAGGGATCTAATTTCTTTTCATCAGTAGTGACTATCTTTTTCGCCGTCGCTTTCTTGAAATCATTGTATGCTTTCTTAAGATTATTGATTTGTTGAGCAAGATCATCAAGTATAGCGTCAACGTTCTTTAACTGTACGGAAGCCATAAGGGTGTCAAGGGACTTTCGCACGGCGTCAATATCGAGGTCGAAGGTAAACTCTGTACCGTTTACATAAGCCTGAACCATATCGAAGGCAAGGCCTAAGGACTTCCGAACACCTTCGTCGGGTATGGAGTTCAATATAGAACCCAGCGTCAAGTCCAGGAGACCGAGGTCTCGGGCGATGATGAAAGTACACCTGAGCGCTTCCTGAGACCGCTCGGCTTTAGAGGATCCTTCAAAGGCTTTCTTTTTGTCATCAGCCAGCATAAGCCGGAGCTTCTCAAGGGTCACCGTGTATTTACTTATATCTGCCGGGCATTTCATTCAGCATCAACTCCTGTGGGGAAGGTGTAGGTCTCTACTATGCCTGAGAAGCCCATCGTCTTGGTATAGGGTGACGACGCATCTTTAGTCGCAGACACAGAGGTCACTTCAACCAGGAAACCCTTATCTTTAAGCACCAGCCCTAGATAGTAGGAACCAGTCCTAATCTCGTCCTCCAGAAGCTCTTCGGTATAAGAAGTGGTTGGATGCAAGGTATGCAAAGTTTCTAGCAGAGTATATCTGGCCGTCTCCAATTCATTTCTGGAAATAATGTACTTATGCCTGCGCACACTCCTTATAAACTTCTCGAGGTTATGTGCTATGGTGTCCTTTTCGAGGGCTTCCTTTGGTACGATGTCAAACACAAGCAGATTGACACTAAGGGAAATCTTGGGAATGGACGAATTAACGACAGTCGTTGTAAGCCTGGGTGCATCCTCCTGCGAGTAGGTAAGCTCGGTGCTTACATCGAGAGTAGCCCCTATGTTCAGGGACTGTATTCTGGCATCGTAGTTAGCAGAAGTGACAAAATACGGAGATTCTACGTATTCCATAAAAGGCTTAAACGCCCGTAAGGTGCTTATGTCCAGTATCTTGTATAGTGCGAGGTCTCCCTCCCCTTCTTTGAAGCTCCGGGGGCCTCCAGGATTCCTCATAATCTCGAGTAATTGCTCTTTTGTGGGTCTTACATAAGGTAAAAACACGCTAGCACCTCATTATATGAAGGCCTCGTCAGCATAGCCTGATAAATACAAGCTGGTGCTGAGTTCTTCATAATTGACGACAACCTGAATGTCTGAGAAGATCATAGGGAACGTCTTGCCTCCGGGGCCATAAGTGTAAGCGTCCAGGTTGATCCGTAACTTTACCTGGTCGTATATAGAAGGATCGGATAATAACAGGGCAAGCGCCATAATCTTAACCGGGCTTACATCGCCGGTAGAAGGTACAGCACAATTCAGCGCCAACCTTGCAGGTCCTTCCATACCCCTCACTTTAGTGGATCCCCCTATCTTCTGAATTATGTGGGTGGGGAACGCCTCGGTTAACGAATAGTTTTGAAGCATAAGGTCTATGGAGGCATCCTCAATCAATAAGGTAAGCCCGGTTCTGGTGTTCAATGCTCTGTGCAGAAGCTCTCCGTAGTCCACCCGGACAGAGGTCTTCTTTGGCGTCCTGAAGGGCTTTATCTTCAGGTATTCCGGAGCCTGTATGCTGTCCCAGGCTTCCGTGTTCAGTACCAGGTCAGTGGAAGCGTCCTGAGGTGTTACGGGGCTATCTGCGATGACCTGCGGAGTGCTGGGCGTTTCCACCGAGCCGAAGTCCTCGAAAGTGGTGTCCGCGACCTCCTGCAAGTAAACATCGCTCGTGGACGCATCGATTCCCTCTATGAAACCCAGAAGAGTCTCTAAGTAGTTTTTCTGCCAGGGCTGTAGATCGGGTGAGCTTACCGAGTCCTCTATGAATTTCTCTATGGTATCTAGATGGGCACGGCGTTTCTCGGCGACGCGTTCTGCCGCTGCCTGAACCTCATCGTAGTCCCTTCTCTGTATAGCATCAAGTACCTGCTGGACCTCGGTAATACCTGACATAGCCTGCCGGGTAGGCTCAAATAAGATAGCAGCAAGACTATCAACTGAGGTTAGGTCCTCAACCCCGACCACACCCAGATACAGGGACACCAGATGCCCCACGGTCTTTTCCGGGGTAGTAAGGTCCTTTTCAACATAGCCCGCTTGCGTAAGCTTATAAATAAGGGTCTTAACTACCGCACCCAGCTCGGGGTCTGTGCTTACGGAAACCACAGCTCTGGTGTTTGAGGTAGTTGCGTAACCCTCGATAATCCCAACGCCTACATAAGGAGTAAGGTCGTCCCAGCTGTATTTTCCACTAACATTCTCAAGGGTAGGGCCTACCAGCCTGTAAATAACCCTTAGGTTAGGACGGTCAGCCCTTAATAGCACGTAACTGGCGGTCGTTAGTAAGGGGGAGGTCAAGGCTGTCTCCACCCCTATGTGGTAGGAAACAGCCTCTTCTATGAGCTCCTCGGTGAAATCAACTGCCGTGTCAACCACCACATCGTCAAACGCCAGAGGCTCCTCAATCTCAGGAACCTGCAGCTTTATCTCACGGACAATCCAGGCTTTTATGGTACTGTAGTCTTCCCTGAAAGCCAACAGGTTGTCATATATGTGCTTACCCTTGCTTATGATTAACTCCAGGTGTGCCTTACCCGAAGGCAGCTCTGAGAGGTCCCCCAGACTGAGCGCTTTAAGTACCATAATGTCGTCCGCGGTAAGCACTCTGCTCCCTATCAAGTTCCAAATAAGTCCCTGCAAGCCGCCGACAGCGGCTCCGTAGGTGATACCCTGGGGGATGTCATACCTACCAAACTCCACGGAATCGGGGGTCTGTTTTGTACGGAATTTGTTGTAAGGTGATGCTTTCGCCTGATCGCTAACAATGTAGTCGAACATACCACTGTGTATAAGGTCCTGGGTAAGCGACTGCAGCTCTACCCTAAGACTGAGCAGCGTAGAGACGACTATCTGCCAAAGGCGTACTATCTCGAGGTCGGTGTCACCGGCGGCCATAAGTTTCTTTATAACGTTGTCATTCCGTTCTCTTCTTTCTTTGGGCAGTTTCTCCGTGATGGCATCCAAAGCTTTAGCCAGCTCTGTCCTTGCCTGCGAGGCCCTCTCGCTGATAGCGTCGCTTATAGGCGCTGCATCGGCTCCGACTTCGGACTCTATTATGACTTCCACTATATCGACAATAGCGCCCAAGTCTATGGAACCTGAATCTATCTGCCCAAGAGCGTTGGTAAGGACCTCCTGAGTCTCTATAGCAAGGAGCCCCCGCGCTTCCGGGGTAAGCCACTCAAGGAGCTCCTCGAAGGATTCGGTGTCTATTGCGTCTGTCTTAAGGTTTCGGGCAAGAAAAGCGCTCTTGGCCCGGTGAGTCATTATGAGGGAACCACCAACATACTTTATCTCAAAAGGTTCGTTAATCCCGGAGGTAAGAAGATCGTCCGGGTTAACCTCACTTCCATTGAAGTTTTGTACCTTACGAGCCAGCTCCTCCAGTCTGCGCCTTACGTAATCGTTCATTATCTGTGACAGCTGCTCCTGTATTACCTCTTCTATCGGCTCGACTTCGGGGACAGTGGTGTCCGTTCTGTTATCTGTTATGTCCTCGGCGATAGCCGGAACCTCCACGTCTCCCAAACCACAACTTATATTAAACTTAAAGGTCCTGGAGCCGGCGACAACCTTTACCGGGAGGGTCGATGTTATAAACCACTGCAGCTCCTCAGGTAGTTTACTCAGGTCACGTGTAATACAGGCCTTTAGGGCTGTTCCGAGGGGAGTTACTGGAGTGTGCCGGTAAAGAGCGCGTGCGGTGGCATAAATAGCCACTTTTTCTGGAAGACTGACAACATCCAGGATTCCGTATGAGTGGTACAACTTGTTGTCGTAATAAGTGACGCTACCCGATAGCTCGCTATACAGACCACTGCCGGTGGGCTCTTTAGCGATTATATGCTGATACAGCGAGTACGTGCGCATATAACCACCCCAGAAATTAAACTGGGTGCCGTTGAATTCCATAAGGTCGCTAAAAAGAGGCAGGTGCTCGTCATTGTAGTACTTTATAGCGGCAATAAGTCTGGAGTCCCTTAGGTTCTCCTCCGGTTTATCCCAGGTTATAAGAGAAATAAGGTTCTCCTTAAAGAGAAGCAAGAAAGCAAAACGTTCCCAGTAGCCCTGAACATAGTTATCAAAGTAGATAGGCTGTGTAGTTAAGGCCGCACCTATGGACGAGCATACACTCAAGGCCTTCGTCAATACGCCGCTGGACACCAAAGGGAACCCATCCTGGTCACAGGCAAAGGGGGCGTCCGTATTGCTAAGAGCTGAAGGTAACGCAAGTAAAGACTCACAGTCACCAGATAACGTAGCCTGCCCTTGAAAAAGCTCAGACACGTACAGACACAGAGGCAGCGGCTCATTATACGAACAATAATCAGGAACGTAAAAGGAAGGCGCCATATTCAACAGGGCTACTGTTAACACATCACCAAGAACACGTTTGAGGGTGTCTTCAAGAGCCACAAGCCCGAAAGGGGTGGTCGGATCTAGCTCCGGGGAGACTGCCCCCGCATAAGTGTTATACACATTCACTGCCTTGTCGAGCCAGGTCGTGTCCTTGAGATTCTTGCTTATGCTTGGCATTTAGAATCCCACCGTATCTAAATACTCCTGAAGAAGTTGCGCTATCTTAGCTTTGGTGTTAGACACCCAGGCCGGAGACATTCCCAGTTCCTGTGCGATCTCCCCGGTGCCCTTTCTGGTATCTCCCAGGCCCGTGGAGTACTCAAGCACCTTAACCTCGATCGGCTTCAACTTAGAGCTGGCATACTGAAAGGCGTTCCGGACTTCCATATCGTCTCCGGCAGATTTTTTGTCCCAGGAGTCACTACCCAGCATTATGGGAGATCTCGTTTCCTTAAGGAGCTGCATAACCTTATCCAATGGCCAACTAAGCTCATCTGCCAGCTCGACGGGGGTGGGATCTCTGTCATACCGCATCTCAAAGTCTGCAGTCGCCTGTTTCAAGGTGCCCAGCTCCATCCGGTGGTTCTCCGGGAGCCGGATAATGTTCTGGTTGTTATTAACAAACCGATAGAGCTTCTGAAGATACGTGGTCACGTACGACTTCAGAGTGCCCTTAGAGGGGTCGAAGGCCTCAAGAGCCTCCAGAGTGAGCCTCTTAGCTTCTGCTCTCACTACCGGTACGGGTAGCCCGGAGGCATAATATTTATTTACAGCCATATTTATCTGAGGCTGAAGCTCGCTGAGGAGATACCGGAGCTCATTCTGGTCCTTTGTCTTTTTCCATACCTCCCAGCTGGCAACTAATCGTTCATTCATTGTAAAACCCCCTAGTCAGCCTTCATAGTTAATTTAGTAGCCATTACCCCATACTCACCCAGTACAAGATCCACAACCGGAGAGTGGGAGCCGCTCCTTAAACGCTCCAGCGCATCAATAGCATCCCGTGCCCTTTGATTCAAAGCTTTCTGCGTTATAAGGGGCTTCTCTGCGCTTTTTAGCATTTTCATAAGGAGAGCCGCAAGCTCGTCAACGACCTCACAGTGCGGGAGGTCCTCCACCGTTTGTGGCAAAATACTGGATATGTAAGTCTCAACACCAGCCATAGGACGGTATCTTAGTCTTTGCAGCAAAGCCTTGGCTGTGCCCTCTGGTTTCTCGCTTATGTAGCTTAGTAGCGTAGCAAGAACACTGTGTCTGTCTGTAAAGGCACCCTTAGTGTTACTCCGGGTCTCTGCTGTCCAGAAGGGTGAGGCAAAGTTATCCAGCCCCAATGGAGATACGGTACCGAAGCTGTCATAGTAAATTTTATCGATTTTGGAGTCTTGTAACTGCCCGTCAAAACCGTCGCATATCTCGAAGTTATCGTTTGTAGTCTTTGGAAGAAGTCTCAGCCCTGTGAGCATATAAGTGGTAGTATAAGCCCCGGACCTATTATCTATCTGATGAACTATGCTCTTTACCTCGCCTCTGTAAGGCAAGCCGGACACTATAACAACGCCGGGAAGTCCGACAATGGCGTAAGGATTGAAGTCTGTAAGCACCTTAGAGTACTGCTGAGATACTTTGGCATCCTGTAAGGTTATACGGCTTTTATGTACAAGACCAAATGGATCCGCGTTCACGTAAAAAGCTGGATCCTCATTTGTGGCATCCATAGCCGCTAGTGAACTTACCGGAAAGTTGCTCTCGTATGCACGTATCCCTGTGAGCTCCTCGAGAGCCGACAGCTCCAGTCTACGTGGGGACTCAGAGCTGGCCCCGTTAGGGTCTCTGGTGCTTACCTGCTTGGCAAAAACCACAGGCCAGTCAACACCTTGAGGATCCAACATAGGTGACATATAGCCGAGCAGCCTTGTAGGGGTGTTGTACTGCTGGTTCATCTCAAATGCGTGTATGTCCTGCGGGAATATGACATTACTCAAAGGAGGCTGAGTGGTGTAGGTAGTGGGTAGAACCATAAACTGAGATAGGAAGTTGGCGCCACCCAGGTGGTTCTCCTTAAACCCAAACTGAGGGTACACGCTAAACCCTGCTTGCCCGGTAAGAGCTCCCATAATGGAACCTAAGGTAGCAGGGCCTCCTCCGGGATTCCCTCCAAGCAGCATTTCACTGAGCCTGGGTTTAAGACCATAGTCACAGATCCATTTACCGGCGGAAGGGGTTACCCAGAACCGCTGCAGGACCTTGTGCCGTGCCTCCAGTGCCTTGCCAGAAACGGTGGCATCTAGAAAGTATTTAACAATAGTCGCTACCGCAGACGAATCATTGGAACGGTTAACCTGAACACTCCCAAAAGAGGTGCTGGTGCTAGCATCATTTAGTAAGCTTACAAGGGAGGGGTGTGTCTCTGGATCATCTATGTCTGTGGGCGCCTTCTGCCCATAGAGTTCAAACTCAGGGGCAAGTGAGGGCAAACGTGAGGCACCGGCTGTTAAAAAAAGAGCGGCAAACCTGGCCTGTGAGTTTAATGCCCAGTTTAGAGGCGATATGGTTTCAACGCTAACGTATAGGTCAGGGCTCATCCTAAAAGGAGTACCTACCAGGTAAGAGTCAACCCCCGCCTTCCACTCACCGTCAACGTCATCAAGGTACTGGAATACGAAACGCGTGCCAGGAGGTAGCAGCATCAGTTCCGGCCTGGGGCTGAAAGTGTAGTTTATAGAAGCGCTGCTTACCTCCAGCCTTATAGTAGCCTGCTCGAATGGTACGGTTATCCCCGTGTACTCGTCACTTCCGCCTTTATGGTATATCTGGACTCTGAACAGCATCACTCCACCTCCTGTGAAGAGTATAAGAGAGTCTGTGGAGTGTTGCCGGAGAGAATAAAAGGGAAGAAACCCCGGTTTCCCGGGGTCTGTGTTACTTTATACGCTTTACACTTTTGGCCTGTAGGCCCTTAGGTGTATTGGATACGTCAAAACTGACTCGTTCGCCTTCTTCCAGCATCTTGAACCCAGACATTTCGATCTGAGAGTAATGCACGAAAGCGTCTTCTCCGTCGTCTGTAACGATAAACCCAAAACCCTTAGCACCGTTAAACCACTTTACTGTTCCTGTCATCCTTAAAACCTCCTGCTAATATACAAGTTTTTATCTGAGATTTCCTGCAAGACCCTCAGACTGGCCGCGCTGGCTTTCTGTATTTTAAGATCCATAACTATCTCTTTTAGGGTGGTCACGAGGACCACGGCAGTCGCGTAAGGATGCTTCTGTTTTACCTGCACAAACTCCCAGTGCCTGAGTATCTCCTTAGAGCGTCTGATCTCCCGCTCAAAAGCACTAAAATGCTTTCTTAAACCCGATAGACTGTCACTAAGACCTCCGGTAATAACTAAGGGAAAAACCAAATCATCGATCTGATAAACCTTAATGCCGCCTGCAATAACCTCATCCTCCAGCGGTATGTGAAGGGCATACACCTTGTCCGGGTCCTCTATCTCCGACACCAGAGTCGTGGTAAACAAAGGTTCCGGATCTCTGTTCATAACCGTGAAGGTAGGTCCAAAACTTACATTAACTTCTGCCCTAGGGTAGATATTGCTTACATACGACCCTACTTCAGAAGGAGATACCACATCAAAAAACGACTTAAACCCCAAATAGGCAGTAGCTTTTTTCATTCAACCCTCCTGGATGCCTGTATAAAGAAGTCCTCCAGCTTCCCTAAAAAGGAGAGAACGGCTGAAACTTCCCTTAACAACAGGTCCTTTCGCGATCTGGCCTCGAAGACGAGGTTCAGTAATTCAAGCTGGTACTCCAAGAGAAGGGGTCTGTATGTTTCAAGGAAATATGTACAAAAATCAGGGTCAAGTTTATGCAGTGTCATAGCGGCGTTAACCGCGGCAAGGTGCTCGAGCACCTCAGTCTCTATTACAGCGCGCATCTTGCTTCCCGTTCTGGGGTTTTTGGCATATATCCCCATAATGTTGTAACTGACTACGATCAGTCCATTCAGTGTAACGTTCATAAGCTGGTACTCCGGCCCGCCGTTGAACATACTTATAATCCGCTGGTGCCTTGCTATCACCAGGGAGTCGAAAACTTTGATGATATGGAAAATCGAAGACCGGGAAAACCGCAGCCACCAAAGGATATAACCCCCCAGAACTGCTGCTACTACCAGTAAGCCTAGCCAGTAATTAAGCAACTCCATTCCTGCCACCTGCCTTCGCTGTTGAACTCCCTTCTGTGTTACCGTTCTTTACTTCTTTCTGGAAGGTGTCATACAAGGCCTTGTCCTGTTTTGACAGCATAAAAGCGGTAAGCATCCTTATTCCTTTCAGTACACCACCGACATAAACTCCCCTCTCCGATAAAGACTCGAGGTCAGCTACCATATGATTAAGAATCGTAAAGAAAAGCGTAGTAAAAAGAACATAAGCCAGGATGTCCATTATCAGAGGACCTGCAGTTACAGGGAGGAATGCGAGGGCCGCTCTTACTGAGAAGAGCAGTACAATCTCCGAAATCATTAACTTGAGTGCGTCCTGTACTGCTAACATCCTCATCCGTCTCCTTAAAGTTAAATCTCCTGTCGGTGTCTTAGGGCTCCTACACGCCGCATAAGCGATGTTGGCCACCGCCAACAGGAACAAGAAGAGCAGCTTTTCCGTCCCCCAGAGCCCGTCAAAGAGGAGAACTCCAACATCGTCAAGACACATAATCAGTCCCCCCTGTTAGAAGAGTGCCCCCGGGGAAACGGGGGCTTCCTTCTTAAACCAGCGCTTCTGCTCTTGATGCAGCGTTTACGTCTTCAGCAGACAGCTTACCGAACCATTCCTTACCCAGGTACTTGTTGAGGGCCGTCACAAGCAGGTTAACAGCCATAGGTACTATTATCAGATAGACCCACTCTGGGATTTTTATGCCCCTGTTGTCCATAAGGGTCTTGATCTGAAGAAGCGCGTTTTTCTGCTTATCAGGCACCACGGAGCCGTCGTCTATTGCCTTTACACTGCCCTCAAGCAGTACAACTACAGCCTTTATCGCTGACTTAAGGGTTGGCCACCACTTAGTGAAGCCAAATAAAACATCGAACAGCATTAGTGCTTTGTCAACAATCTCGGAAAAACTCATCCTAACACCTCCTGAAATGCAGGAATACTACTCGTCATCAACAATGTCATCCTCACTTATGGGCTGGTCTGCAGAGTCTTCATCTTCCTGCTTATCTATATTTTCCTTTGTACTTTCCTTGGCTGCCGTAGGCTTCTTTTTCTTAGTGAACTCCCCTGGGTCAAACTCACTACCATCAAGCCTTTGGCATACTTCTGCATACACGGACTCCTCTATGGCCATAAAACTTACAAGATGGTAGATCCCCACCTTATCAAAAGTCCCCGTTTCAGTGCCTACTTCTATACTGGGATTTGCGTGTGCCCAGGCATACTTATCTCTGTGCTCCTTGTAACCAAAGTCAAAGACCTCAACCCTGGGCAGTAAGACCCTGCCTGCGTTAGTAGGCTTGTATGGGGTAACCACTACACCGGGCTTCTTCTCTGTTTTCTTTTCGGACATCTGCTACCTCCTAAATTGTCTGGCCTGTTCTGCGCTGTGGAGGCCTCTGTTCCGGCAACGGCTTTCCGCCCTTTGAGGGTCCCTGCTCTTTTGCACCTTCTACCGGCTGCATAGCAACCGGTGTCTCGGCGGGGACCGGAATGATGCCCACTAGAAGACTGTAAACAAGAGGGAACTGTGCCTGAATACCGGCGAGGGCCTCCTCGAACTCCTTCTTTTTAAGGGACTGCAGCCAGGTCACAAACCCACGCATACTGGGAGTATTAAGAATGTCCTCCGGGGAAGAAGCCTCCATAAGAGCCTCCATAAGGAACCCGGGAACCTCCTGGTTAGTTATATCAATACTGGAGGGTATGGCCTCTTGCTGCAGTGTAGCCGTCGCCCGGATCTCGGCCAGCCGCATTCTTATGGACTCCTCTGCGGCAACCTGTGCCCTGCGTCTCGCATCTTTAAGCATCTTGGAGCTCTCTATATCGGGATCGACTCCGAATTCCTCCATCATAGTCTCGTCAGACAACTTCCTTGCGGCATTCAGCTCCATATAGAGCCGTTTACGTTCGGTATCATCAGCCATCTTAAACTCTTGAAGGGATACCTTAACTCTTGGTAAGTCTTTTATTTCTTCTATACGACGGGCAACCTTTTCCACCAGCCGCATCAGGAAGCCACGGTAATTTATGAAGTGATTTTCCAGCATCCTCAGCGAGACTGAGGACCCTGACCAACTAAGCCCTCCCCTCACAAATTCCTGAGGCACCTGTAGCCCTGATATGACCTCGTCCTCTACCATCTTCAACTCTTGATGTACCATAAGAGGCCTACCGTCGCCACCGAGAGCATTTTGCTGTAAAGGGGAAGGGAAGAACGCTATTTCGTTAGGATCATTTCTCCATTTCTGTATCTGATCCTTTAGCTGCGAAGCCAGATTCCCTAGGTGTGGGAATGCCGGGGTCTGCGGTGTATATGGAGTGCCCTGCATCATCGTTGGAGTCAGATACCTATAAGGCTTTAGATGGTCGGCGGCTATGTAACCATTAGCTTTGCGGAGCAGCCCCATATAGTACAGGGTCTTAGCTACGTGGAATATAGGAGGAACACCGAGTCCATTTTCGTCATCTGCGTAACAAGGCCTTCGGAGGAAAATGATCTTATCTTCATTGAACCTTACCGCCGACTTGTCCTCAAGGGCTACCTTTAGGAAGATCTTGGGTACTTCCTTCAGGAACCGTGCCTGCGTCTTTATGTTTTGGATAATGCTTTTAGGCACGTTGTAAACGAAGGCGTGCTTCTCCGACAGTGGGTTATACTCGTCCACCATATGCAGAGGGTCCCAGAGATGAATCCTGAAGTCATCAGAAGTCGGGATAGTATCCTCAGAAATATCAGCCGGCTGTTTGGTTCCACAATGTTCGCAGTGGATATACAGCTTCTTTGACCTTATCTCCCAGTTAGCCCGCTCCTCTTTGTCCAGTACGGTAGTGTTCCCGACCGGTTCCACAACGGACTTACATATATGACAAGTGAAGGTTCTCTTGAAAGGGCTGTAGATGGACGCATAAACTACTCCGAACACGTAGTAATTGATTCCTATATCGACCAGCCTCTCCCGGAGCTCCATCGCCTTAAACACTTCCAGGTACTTTTCCTTGACGTCACTGTTAGGTGTTTTTACCTGTAAGGCTGTAATCGGGTACTCAGCTTTTTTGTAAACGATGTCGGCCACCAGTGGCTCAGTTGCATAGAAGTACTTTGCCCATTTAAGCATCGAGCGGTGGTCAGCCGGTATATTAAGGTCTGCAAGGTTAAAAAAAGGGTCAGACGCTTTAGTTTTATAGCCTAGTAACAGATCGTCCATCGAAGCACCTCCAGTAGAACACACATATATACTACAAGTTTTGTAAAGTTTGTGCCGTTAGCCCTGCGGGGTTAGCTAAAAGGGGTACTAAACACCAAATGAGTACCTATTTCTCATTACCAGAACAAACGGCAATATATTTCAAAAGTGCCGAATGTTCGTTCTGTGCTGTGGTACACATTTATATTATAAAACAGGCCTTTGTGAAAATTGATGTCTCTTTTGGTACACACAAACTGTATCCAAAAATTACCCGGAGGTGGAAACTATGCTAGAAGAGAGAGACTACGTCAAAGAAGAGAGCGGCTTCAATTTCAAGGAAATCAATTGGCGGAAAGTGGGCAAGTACGCAGCTATAGGCGGACTTGTCGTCGGTAGCCTCGCGGCTATCGTTGGTGCGGGTATGGCTGTGTTCGGGAAGGCACCGGAGGTCACCGACGCACCTGAACTTGAGGTGCTCGAGGAAACGCCGGCGCTCGAGGAAGCACAGGAGACGGGGGTGTGAGCCCCCGTTCTTTTTTTTCTTTACTCCTGGGAATTCTAAGAGTATTAGTACAAAAATGCCCTAAAAGGGGCTTAAACAGCTTATTTTGTGTGAAAAACGGCATATAGATTGGTATAGAAAATGTAAGGGAGGTGTTAATTTGGACACCAAAGATAAGATCGAAAGAGCGGCGGACTGGACAGGGCTCCTGTCCAGTCTGGTAGGGGTCGCGGCCGCTGCCGTGATATGCGGCGTAAAAGCTGCGCGGCTCCTGGATAAATGGTCAAAAAAGGACGAGGCGTGAGCCTCGCTCCTTCCTTAAGGGTCCTGCCCCCACGAGTAGGGCCTTTAAGGAAGGAGGTGACAATTATGAATGAACCAAAGAGAAAGGCACCAGCAACGCCAAAGGCACCAGCAGCTCCAAAAACAAAAAATCCTGTACAGGAAGAGGGTGTGAAAATGGAAAATGCAACGCCAAAGGCAACCGCACCAAAGAAAGAAATGGTAGTGAAGGTATTGAAGATTGCGGGCACCATCGCCGCTAGCTTTGGCGCAGGCCTGGTTCTTGGCCTGTGGGCCGGCAAGAGAAATAGCAGCACCACCAGTGAGATCGTACCATTCGACCTCGAGAACTGACCCACAGCAACAAAGAGTGAGGGGAAACCCTCACTCTTCTTTTTTCTTCTTTCCCGGGGGCAAGGGTAAGCTCCCCGGAAAGGAGGGAAGGGGTTGAAGATATTAATGAAAGTAGTGAAAAACAAGAAGCCACTGGGGTTCCTGGAGTGGCTTCTTAGATACTGAGGAGGCGTTATGTTTAAGGTACTAGGGCTTGAGGTTTTGTATGTGGGCCCCAGCTTCCAAGAAGCTGAGGCCAGATATGAGGAGGGGAGACGAAAGCAACAACCAGTCTCCCTATTCGTGAAGGGGGTTCTGTATAAACAGTCCAAGAACCCCCGAGCGGCAAAGAAGAAGTGGGGCGTGTAGCCCTGCTTCTTTTTTTTACACTCGCAATCCCGCTTCCAATGCCCCTCCTAAAAACGAAATTGCGGAGACAGGCTTACAGACGGGGATGTGTAAACCACTATCACTTTCTTACCGAATGATTATTATATGTTTCTTAATTACTTTATATATAAGGATATATATTATAACCCTTCGGTAAGAAAGTAATAGTGTCGTGGGTGTGTGGCTTGAATAGCCAAAGGAAGTTAGGTGCCATTTTAGGGGGCGCACTGGGAGCGGGATATAGAGTGCAGCTGACCTGCAGATTTTGGTAAAAAAAAAAGGACCCTGTTCGGGTCCTCTGGTTTTATGTGTTCTCAATGTTTGGTACCAGACCACGCTCCTATAACAGGCCCGGAAGGGCCCTGTCTTACAAAACCTACCATAGTGTCACTGGTAGTGTTCCCAAAATACCAGTTGGTTCCATAGGAGTAGGCTCCGTAGGAGAATGCAATAGTACCGGTTCTAGTTATAGCGCCATTGCCTAGCTGACCTGAAAGGTCTGCAAAGTTCAGACCTTCGAGCACCAGGCAGACTTCTATAACACCATCGGGTGTGGTTATGGTCCACGTGCCTGTTATGTTTGGGGTGGTTACCTTTGTACAACCGGCAAACATAAGGACAAGTACAGACAAAATCACAATGAGCACCTTAACACTTACTAACTTTTTCATAGTAGACCTCCTCAGGGGATATTGAAAAACAGATCTTTGCTTATATAGCCCTGGTCCTTGAACATTTTTCTTCCTTCTTCTATAAGATGAATGCGGCCTGCCAATACGCCGTCTACAGTTTCCCGGAAAGCACTCACAGGGTATTTGGCGGTTACAAACTTATCAGCAACACGTCGGGCCCTTTCCTGTTCCGGAGTTACCTCGGCTTTAGTAACGGTGGCGAAGATGTACTTATCCAGGAAAGCATAGTCCTTGGGGAATACTAAGCCGCCCCTAAACTTCCACACAGTGCCTAAGTACCTTTTGACCTCATCCGAAAGCATAGCCTCTACTTTCTTATGCGGTATAGCATCAGCCAACAGGTCAAGGCAGAGGATAGCTTCTATAAAAGAAGGTGGTCTTTGGGTCTCGAGGTACTCGCCGTCTATGATTGTGTTGGCCACCAGTTCAAATACTTGCCATTCCTGGGTAGTGGAGGGTGTAAACAGAGTTCGATAGGCCTGCAGTTTTTCTTTTACCGTCGGATGTAGTTTAATGCCTTTAAGATCCAGCATATAATCTACAGTACCTACTCCTATGTACAGAGGCAGCTTAGCGTTTAGTATAACCTCGGCTTCCTGTAGTATCACTTTAGGACTTACCAGGTTTGGGTTCTCAAATAGTACTTCCTTAGTGAACAGCATTTGTTCCCCCTCCGAGAGCCTCTCTGCAGGAGGCACACACATAGTTACCTTCACTGTCTGCGAAGGTTTTCGCAACAGGAACATCCAGGCCGCAATGGGCACATACTACTAGACGCAGGTGACGGCCCTTTGCATATTCGGCAAACTCCTCATAGCTGAGAGTCTGAAGGCCAGAAAGCGTTTTGAAGGCTTGCCATACCCAGCCAAGAAACAGGTAGGCGCTTGACGGGTCATCCGAGGAGAATAGCTGGATAGTCTCCACATCTGTCTTTGTTAACCCTTCAGGTATTCCAGCGACCGCCAACATCCCTCCAGTTCTTAGGAGGTGGAACGATCTGTAAGCATTCAGCTTGATGATTTCTCCTGTGGCGCTCTTGTAGTATATATCACGCATATAAACCCTCCTAAGATCCCATAATAATGTTGGGTACTATATGAGGAGCCAGCAAGGTTTGTGCAAGCCCCGCTACTTTAGCCTTTGTTAAATCGCCACCGGATATTAGTATGTTTACCGAGTGTGGCAGCACCGTGAGTGCAACTGTTTTAACGCTCAACACAATCGCCTCCTGAGGAGTTGCAAATAACTTCCGTTTGTTGCCTGGATACTGTGGTTAGAAGGTCCGATAGTGAGTTCTTAGTGTGCAGCACCAGTCGCCTGAAGGTGTAGGGGATCTCTTCGCTTGTGGCTATTCTGGCAAGCTCTTTAATACTCTCGTCCAGAAGGAGAGACATTTGCATAATCAGTAGCGTGACTTGGGGCAGGGTGTTTTCGTTTACCTCTGCTTTCAAAGACACAGAACCCCAACCAGAGAGGTACTCTTTTACGACTACGTCTACCCTGTCCGCAAGCTCATCCAGGATGCCGGAGGCAAAGACTCCGTAATCGACTGCAGCCTTAGACTCCTTACGCGTCTGATACTCCATTTCTTGCTGCTGGGCTGTGAATAGCTCTTCAAGCTCTTTATTGGAAGAATCTACATCGCCGTTTACCACAACTAGCATCGAATCTGCGCCTAGGGATTCCGAGACTTCTGCCTGAGTGTAAACCCACAACCCGGCAGAGAGGAGCTTAGGTGTTTCTTTAAGTGCTAACAGAGTATTGTAAAGCTGAGAAAAAACCACAGTAACACCTCCCTCGTTAGTACATTACTACGTTGAGATATTCCGTGCCGTTAGCTAAATGCTTAAAAAGAGTCCGGTGTCCTCCACCGTCTTCTGCACTTCCCTGAAGGAAGGCGAGTACTCCCTGCGTTCTTTGTATTCCTCCTGCTTACCATCATTCCAGTTTTTTACAGGCCTGTAGTAGCCTGTTATTCTGGAATAGACTTCTGTCTCAGCGCCGCAAATAGGACAGGTGCGTTCTTCTCCCTGTATGTAGCCGTGATTAGGGCACACGGAGTACGTGGGGGATATTGTAAAGTAAGGGAGCCTGAAGCCGGTGGCTATTTTCTGTACCAGCGACCGGCAGACTGTCCAGTCTGAGATCTTCTGGCCGAGGAAAGTGTGGAATACAGTGCCGCCAGTGTATCTTGTCTGGAAGGCTTCCTGAAACTCGAGGGCGCTGAATATGTCGTCGGTGTAGTCTACCGGCAGGTGGGACGAGTTGGTGTAATAAGGAGTTTCGGTACCGGAGGTAATTATGCCAGAGAACTTCTTTTTATCTATACGTGCAAGCCTGTAGGAAGTCGATTCTGCTGGAGTAGCTTCCAGGTTATACAGGTGTCCCGTAGTTTCCTGAAAGTCCGCTATGCGCTTTCTCATATGGTCGAGCACCCGTAGCCCAAACAGGCGCCCATTATCATCAAACAGCGGCTGGGATACCCACTTGGCATTCAAACAGGCCTCATTGAGTCCTACCAGGCCTATGGTTGAGAAATGGTTATCCAGGTTAGTTAAGTACCTCTTTGTGTAGGGATACAGACCTTCGTCATACAGGCGCCCTACTATTTTCCGTTTGATCTCAAGGCTCCTGCTTGCAACTTCCAGTAGCCGGTCAAGTCTGTTGAAGAACTCATTTTCATCGGAACTTAGGTAGGCAATCCTGGGGATGTTAATGGTTACCACACCTACGGATCCTGTAAACTCATCAGAACCGAAGAGGCCTCCGCCTCGCCTGCGAAGCTCCCGCTTGTCCAATTGAAGCCTACAGTTGTGGGTCAAGATTCCTGTAGTGGCAACTGTAAACAGAGGGTCCCCGTCAGTAATCGTAAAGCAATAGCCTACACTTCCAGGAGCAGGCTCCACAGACTTTATCTTTATCCAGAGCCTGTCATCTTTTTTTACCCACGTGTCCCCATAGTTATTCCTATTCAGCTGGTATATGAGTACTGCATAGTTTGGGTTATTAGATAGGCGGCCATCTCTTTCGTCTACAAAAACTGCTGTGGTAGTGCCCATTGTGGATGCCAGTAAGTTTAGGGATTCTACCATTTTTTCAGAAGATGTATAGATTCTGTGCCTGTTTCCGCCGTCTGTGGCATAGTGTCCCGCAATAAGGCCTTTCCTAAATTCAAGGGACATATCGTACACGGCAGCGGAATAGTGCTTTTCTGTTGAGATTCCTCGTACAAAGTCATTACAAAGACCTGCTACGGCGGCGGAGTGTACCTTTAATGTATATAACTTTCCGTGTGTTGCCGTAGAAACGCGAGCACCAAACTCCGATATAACAAAATCTGAGATCTTTTCGACCACAGGCATCTTTTTCTCGTTGTTAAGGGACAGTGTTATTCCTATTGGCACACCTGTATTATCCTTCATCAAAGACCCATCACCAGCGAACGCGCCAACCAGGTATCCCAAATTATAGGAGCCCCCGGCGCCTTCAAGGACCTTTAGGCTGTAGGGCAAGTACATTTCTGCTGTCAAGTCAGAAGAGGGGATCTCCTTTACCTCTCCAGCAACCAGCGCAAAGTTTAGGTGGTCCGTTGTAGTAGTCATTTTGTGCCCATTGGTTAGGGTTATGGTTACCATTTGTTTGTTATCGAATCTATTGAAGAGACCTTTAACATACTTACCCTCCGCATAGACTTCATAAATCTTCCCAGGCTTTAGGTTTCTTATATTAACCAACTCAGGGCTTAAGTACCTGTGGGATTTAATTAAAACTTTTTCGTTACCTGAAATAGGACACATACTCCGCACGTCGTCTGGATTCAGGTCGGAGTTAACGAAGTTTTGAAAGTAAGGGGTGCCATACTTGCTGGTTATCTCAAAGAGCATAGCTGCGTTCTCGTTATCCCAATCGAAGTCTTTCGTTATGTTGTAAGTCGGTATAGGATACTGGAAGCCTCGGCCATTTGCGTCGCCCTCCAGCATTATTTCCAGGAATGCCCTGTTCACTGTGTTCATCTCTTCCTGACAGTCTCCGTATGTAAAGTCTTGTGTGACTCCACCAACAAGGGCTGGTGTGTTCCTAAGTCTTTCGGGTACTACCCAGTCCATAGTAATGTTGGTAAAGGGCGCCTGTGTGCCCCATCTGGAGGGTGTATTAACTCCGTATATGAAAGATTGGATTGCTTGCTTAGTTTCCTTGAGGCTTAAGTTATCGATTTTAACAAAGGGAGCCAGGTAAGTATCGAAGGAGGAAAAAGCCTGGGCGCCTGCCCATTCGTTTTGCATTATGCCAAGAAAATTTACCATCTGGTTTGTCAGCGTAGACAGGTGTTTTGCAGGCGACGATGTTATACGACCTTCCACTCCTCCAAGACCTTCTCTTATAAGCTGCTCCAGGCTCCAACCTGCACAATAACCGGACAGCATAGAGAGGTCGTGTATGTGCATATCCCCGTTTCTGTGTGCGTTTGCTACCTCAGAATCATATATTTCCTTTAACCAGTAGTTGGCTGTAAGCGTTCCACTGCCGTGAAGGATCAGGCCACCAAGGGAGAAATTAACCGTAGAGTTTTCCTTTACTCTCCAGTCAGACCTGTCAAGGTAAGTTTCCATAGTCTTACTGAAATTCAGCATAGTGCTATCCCAGTCCCGGAGCTTGGCTCTCTGTTCTCTGTATAGTATGTAAGCCTTGGCCACTGCATCGAAGCCAGAGTCCATCAGGCACGCTTCCACCGCGTCCTGGATTGCTTCTACATAAGGGAGCTGGGTCTTTAAGCGGGACACCGCCCTAAGCGCCAGGCGCTCGAGGATTTCAGGAGTATAAGGAAGGTTGGTAGCCATAAAGGCTCTTTCAATAGCTGAACACACCTTGTTTAGGTCAAAATCGTGCACGTCTCCGGTTCTTTTTATGACCTTTAGCATAATGCACCTCCAATAAGATAGGAACACCCCCAGAAAGGGGGTACTTTATAGTACTCCGGGGCTCCTGGTTCTTGCAGATGAAAACATCTGGAAACATTGGTATAGAAAAGTTATATGGTCTTGTAAGGTTTCGCGCACGCAGGGCAAGACTCAACGGCAGAGGGTGCCGTGCTTTTTGTAAAGTAGAGTGAAACTAATTCTTTTGGAGGTGCTTTATGCTTGTGGAAGTTACTGTAAGTACCAATGAGGGGACTTATCATTACGAGCTGTTTAGCCTTAAGCATTGTGGGCTTGGGCTCGGGTTCAAGGAGGAGGGAAAGCAGGAAGTCAAGTATTGGAGCGGGGAGAGGGCTTTAGAAAAAGTGCGTACCCTAATCAGAACGGGTATGGACGCAATAAAGCGTGGAGCAATCCCGCAGGTAATCGGAACCGCAGTACTTATAAAAACACCGGGAACGGTCAGTATGGTGTTTAAGCTGAATGAAGCGCACCCGGCTATCTTCAGGGACTTCTCTGAGCTGTATATGAGAGCCTCCCAGGAGGCTGCCCTCGAAGATGATATGGATGACGCTCTTGAAGAGGTCTTTAGTTTTATTGAGCAGACACTAGGAATCGATATGAAAAGTCTCCCCTGTCTTTTGCTAGGTGAGTAGGATGTTCTTCAAGTATCTGTCCTACATTATCCGGCACAAATGGTATGTATTTCTGGAGTGTTGTAAAGAGGGGATCCCCTGGCGTGGTGTAGTCCACGACCTGTCCAAACTGAGACCCTCCGAGTTCTTCCCTTATATGCGCCACTTCTACGGGCACTCCCGTGAAAAGGAAAAGGAAGGCTACTCCAAGAATATGGATAAAAAACCCGACCACGCTTTTGATGAGGCCTGGTTGAAACACATACACAGGAACCCACACCACTGGCAGTATTGGGTCCTGGTGGAAGATAAAACTGGACTCGGAGCTCCTAAAGTGCTACCTATGCCGGACAAGTACATTAAGGAAATGGTGTGTGACTGGCGGGGCGCAGGTAAGGCTCAGGGGTTTGGGGACAACACCAAGGCTTGGTACGAGAAGCATAAAAACACTATGGTCCTACACCCTCTTACTTTGTTTGAGGTTGAAAAACTGCTGCGCAGGAGGTAGCCGTGGTTGCTTTATTATATGTCTACATAATAGGAGGATTAACTTTTCTGGGTGGACTCCTAGCTCTAATTGTATCCCGTTGGGCTTTGGTCAGGGATGAGGGTCGAGTTATTATGACCTTTACCGTGATTTGGCTGACCATAATGTGGCCCCTATCGTTGCTGTATATAACACTCATTATGCTCAGGAGGTTTCTATGACACTTAAGGAATACCAGCAGAACGCAGTAAGAACTGCAAGAGAAACAGAACCCGGTGAGAGGGCCCTTCTTGTAGCAGCCCTGGGGCTGTCCGGAGAGGCTGGCGAGTTCGCCGAGGTGGTAAAGAAGCATATTTTCCACGACCACCCGCTTGACCGGGACAAGGCTATAAAAGAGGTTGGAGATGTTTTGTGGTATGTAGTGCAGGCCTGCACGGCTCTAGGCGTTGAGCTTGAGGAAGTCGCCGAGGCAAATATCAGCAAGCTGAAAGCCAGGTACCCGGAAGGGTTTACACCTGAGCGCAGCTTTAACAGAGTCCTATGATAAAACGAAGATGCGAGTGTGGTCACTACTCTTTCAGTAGTGATGACCTACACATTTGGAAGTGCACCCATTGTGGTGCGCTGTTATACCCAAGGCAGAATGAGCCTATACGCGAGGAGGGTGTGCGTGGTATCAAAAAGATTGACATTAGTCGTGGTTCCGTCAGAGGAGCACCCGTTGGGAATGCTTCGGGTGGAGGTGCTAACAACTATTCCGGAAAATCAGAATGAGATCGCCTTCCGAAACAAGAACTATATTTGCTACAACTTTACTAAAGAAGAAGAGGAGAGAGTGTCCTATGTGACTACCAACCCTGACCTGATGGTAGCATATCTGGTCCAGCTGCTCGACGGAAGTATTGAAGACCGTAATGGCAAACCAGTCACTAGAGCGGAACTGCGTGAGGCGTTTTCTCAGAGCATTAAATGTGACCTTAAACTACTTGAGAAGTTTCAAGAAGAACTCACTCTTACTTCTAACTAAATTTGTCCAAAACCACAAAAAATTCGGTGGGGGTTTAACCTCCACCGGTTTTACTTTAAGGAGGTTTTATGGAACATTTTGAAGGGATTAAGTACCAAGATCAAGGGCACCTTGACATCTCTGCCTTAGGCAGACACATTAAGAAAGCCATCCTGGCCCAGATTCCAAATGTGGGTATCAGTGTCACTACTGAAAAGTTTTCGGGTGGACGATCCATACACATCAAACTCCACAAGGCACCAATAGCTAGATTCAAAGTAATAACCTCCCCCGAAGTAAATATAATCGAAACCCAGGAGTACAAAGATCTTCTGGTGAAGATCCGAGACATAGCCAATCAGTGGAACCGCTGGAATAAGGACGTGCAATCGGACTACTTCGACTATTCCTTCTTCGTCTCTGTGTATGACTCTGCAAACACGGAATGGGGGTGTGAAGTCTCCCTTAATAAAGGTGAATACGCCCTCGGGAAGCACTTTATAACACAGGCTAACGACACCTATGCTGGGCTGACTGACTGGAAGGGAGACCAGTTTCTGCTTATAATCTCAAAAAGTGGCAACCGTACTGTTATAAGAAAAATACAGGCGGCCACAAACGAGACTCTTATAACTATTGACTTAGCGGCAAAAGTAACTTCACTGAAAGAAGCGATTGAGATTGTCCTGGATCAAGAAACTAAAAACTTCAATAACTCTGTTTCAGACGAAGGCTGGGAAAAGGAAAGACTACCGGAGTACCACTAGCCGGGGTCAACGGCAGCGTCTATATATAATTTGGTACTATCGGCTGGGGATGACACGGTTTCGACGGGGCACTGAAAACTGTGTGGCACGCCCTCGGGCTTCCGGAGGAAACAGGGAGCAACCTAGAAATGCCAACGAACCAGTTCCAATGGCGGCTTAGCTGCCACCCGCCCGTAAACTTAGCCTTTGATAGCGGTCACCGGGTCATAGAAAGGCAACCAGCGTTACCACCGATCTACCTGTAACAAGCCCGCCCAGGCTTAAGGGCTAAGCGTGTAGAAGCACAGCCGTAGGTTGTTTCGGACCCGGGTTCGACTCCCGGCATCTCCACCAGTTTAATAGGCACACTAAGCACCCCCTTCTGGGGGGTGCCCTTCCTATGAAGTACGGCAATAAACTCATTTTATTGCCGCTATTTGTAGAAAAAGGAGGCTGGAAATGATACCAAAATTTAGAGCTTGGCTACCACGGCAAAAGGAAATGGTCGAGGTTAAGGAACTAACCTTTGTCGATGGAAAAGTCCGTTGCGTGTTTTATAGGACAGGAACAGAAGACCACAATAGTGACATCCTAAGCAGCGCCTGCTATGAAGGTGTGACTTTCAACTTGATGCAGTCGACAGGCTTAGAAGACTTTGATGGAAAGGAGATTTTTGAAGGGGACGTACTTGCTACTGCTAACTTGGAGAAAAGTGGCAAGTTTACTCACATAAAAAAGATAATAGTGGACGGTACCTCCTCCGTTTTGGATATAGTTGACTACAAATGTATTCTGGGAAACATCTACGAGCACCCCGAACTCGTGAAGGAGGCGCAGAGAAGTGACTTGGCTTCAAGGTTACTTGATCGTTCTGATTGCATTGGTCTTGATCGTCGCTTTGCTTCTAAGTGACATAAAAGACGAGCTGAGAAAGATAAGGAGGAGTCTTATGGACGCAGAAGTTTTTGTGCTAGGGGTATCTAAGAAAGGAAGGATGGTTAAGAGACGGGAACTTGATGGGATGTCACACACAAATCCTCTGAAAGTAGTGCCCGAAGGTGACGCTATTCTGGGCCACCTAATTATGGAACCAGGGCAGACGGCCTTGTTTACCACCACCAAGGGGCGGGTCATAACCGTTCCAGAAAACCAGGTCCGTGAGGGACTGGAACCTATACAGGTACTTACCCTCGAAGAAGGCGAGCTACTGCAGGCACCCTACGGGCCTTTCTGAGGGAGCGATATGAGAACAATTGAGGATCTAAGGGAGGCCTATGAGGCCAGAAAACAATGGGAGCTTGACCACCCGTGGCGCACCTTCATTAAGAAGTGGTTCTGGAAAGTGCCATTCCGGGTCTTCCCGGAGAAGATAGTGGATAGCTGTCGAAGGCTGCGCTGGTTTTTACAGAGGGGGAAGCGGGGGTTCTCCGAGTTCGACCTCTGGGGTATGGACGAATACCTGGCTACCCTGATAAGGGATATGCTCCGGACCTACCTGAAAGTAAACCTAGGCTACCCTTTGGATACAGACAAAAAAAGTTACGATGAGCGTTTACGGCGCATAGCTGACGCTTTTGACGAGTACCTTACCCACTACGATGCTCACGCCCAAAGGGTAGATATGATGGAGTTGGTTACCGCTGAGCTTCCGGAGGAAGAGGCTAAGGCACGGAGAGAAGCCTTCTATGAGAAGGAGAAATCGAGAAGAGAAGCTATGTACTCGAATATGCAGGAGCTGCTGTCGCAGGACCTGTTCCCTACCCTTTGGGATTGATGGAAGGCGTCTCAGGCCTCCCTTGAGGTATAAGTCCTGAGAACCGACCGGGCGCTCCGGGTAATGGCCCTGGCAGGTTCAAACCCTGCAGGAGCGCTTAGAGAAGTAAAGGAGGTTGGCAGTTTGTATCTAGACTATCGGAAGTTAAAGGAGCTAAGATTAGAAAAAAGCCTTACGCAGCGTAAGCTGGCCTCAAAAGCAGGACTTCCCGCGGCTTCCCTGTCCAGGTGGGAGAGCGGCATTTTGCAGCCATCACGAGAGTCTTTGGAGAAGCTGTGTGCTGTGCTTGAGGTTCTACCGGACTCTATAGTTGTTGCGGATAAACCAGCACCTTTGGGGCCTCAGCGTAACTATCCGAAAGAAAGAAAACTACCCACACCTCCACCACCCCCGGTAGTACCTCCTTCGGACTATGAACTTAGTGCTGCCAGGGTTTTGGGAGTCCCTGTATCCGACATACAGAAGCTGGAGAGTGAGTACAGTGGCTTCGATAAAATAAAGGAATACGTTACTTTGGCCAAACGCCAAATGGAGAATATCCGGGAATTTCTGGAGGTAGTAGATGACTTTGTCGGCAAGATGAACGACAGGTTCCTGGAGCTGCAAGAACTTAAAGAAAGGACACAGGAAGTGATAAGCAAGGCCAAGCAGGACGCTGACCGAAACTGTCACCGACTGTTCAAAATAAAGGCCTGAGTATATCAGGCGACCCGCACAACCGGGAAACCCAGTACCTCGGGAGCACAGCGTATGCCGGGACTAACCCACCTGGGTGCGTCGGAGGCTTTAGGCTAATTGGTCCACGAAACCTCTGATTAGTTTCTTCATCTAACCTACCCCTCTAAGGGTTAACGACCTTATAATGCCTGAGGTGCTCTGAAAGCCCTGTTACTGAAAACTAATGTCACAGATAACATACCTCCTTTGTGACAGGGCTTCAGGGTTGTTTTATCTGGTGGATGACTCCCACCGAAAATATCAGTCTGGCTGCTACCCTCAAAGGTGGCAGCCTTTACTTTTCACCTGCAACAACCACCCCAAAAAATATATCATCCCCCAAGGGAGGTGCTAACTATGGATGTACGCGCAGAACAAGCAAAGCACTTAGAACTTAAGGACAGGATTGCAAGAGCAATATCCCAGACTAAATGGGCCTTTCCAGAGCCTGAACCGAAACCGCCGAACCCTGTTGTGAATCCGTTGAGCAAGGCCTTTGTGCCTGTAATTGTTATGAGCAGTGGCCGAAGATTTATAACAACCAGGCTTGTGCGGCTCCTTTCCAAGCAGGAAGTGCTGGACGATCCAAGATATGCGCCCACAGTGCAATTGCTGTGGGGAGAGGAGGTGACAAGTGTTTTATAGGTCGCGTGACGGCGAGATTTTTAACTTAGACAGAACACTAAGGGTTTACTTCACAATCGACTGCCGCAATGATGTTCTTGTCTATAGTGGCCTTGAAGAGAAACCTCCCATTATGGAAATCATAGACCTCGAACTTAAGCGCACTGGAGAGGACAGCCGGGACTGCGAAATGGCCTTGGCTGAAGGCCGGGCTTTCACTTCCTGGCTATTTGATAAGCTCGCAGCAGGAGCCCCCGCTGGGAGCTGGGAAGAGTACGAGAAGTATCGGGGAGTTGTCTCGAAATGAGGCACATACTCCAGCAGGCCTCAAAAGCCCCCAACCCCTGGGGGAAGACTTTTCTACAGGTTATGGCAAAGAAAGATGCGTGGTCCTCAAGGGAGGAGCGCATAATCTGGTGGTTGCTAAACGCCAGAACGGAATACCTGGAGAACCTTAACATCGATGTTAGTCAGCTGCCGGAGCCCCCGGAGCTGGGCTACCTTAAGTCCGACTATGCAATCGATACACACCAACTGGGGCTGTCAGTCAGCTTCAGATACTCCCAGGAGCGAGTTGCAGATCTTAAGAAGATGTTCAAAGGATGCCGCTGGGACTCGGCTGAAGCAGTCTGGTGGCTTCCTATAACTACCTATAATGCTGATACTGTGTTGCTGAAAGCCCGGGATGAGGTCAAACTCTCTGAAGAGGCTCTCGGTAACATAGCATACAGGGAATCTCTCCGAAAGCTATGGGTGGAGGGGAGCAAGGCCCTTGATGCCGATATAAACCTTAGGCCCGGATTTGGGCTTGAATTACTGCCTTTTCAAAGGGCCGGAGTGCGTTATATGGTAAGCGCCAGAAACTGTATTATGGCGGACCAGATGGGAACAGGGAAGACTATACAATCGCTGGCCGCTGTACACCAACTACTGGGTTTCCCTTTAATAGTCGTATGTCCGGCTTCACTAAAAATTAACTGGGCAAGAGAGGCAGAGAGAGCCCTTCCAGACAGGACTATAAGTGTTTGGTCCACCACAAAACCCTGCCCGGAAACCGAAATAGTGATAATAAATTACGATATTCTGGGTAAGAAACTTCAGGATCTTATAAACCTGAACGCAAGAGCCATAATCTTTGACGAGTCTCATTACCTTAAGAATCACAAAGCTAAGCGCACTCAAGACGCCCGTACCCTCGCCAGAAAGATAAAGTACAGATTTGCGCTATCGGGAACCCCTGTCCTTAGTCGCCCCATAGAACTTGTATCCCAGCTTATGATCGTTGACCGCCTCGAGCACCTTGGTGGTTTTGACGAGTTTGTAAACACCCACTGCAAGATTAAGCTGGGGAAGGACAAATTCATATACACCGGGGCCAGACACCTTGAGAAACTGAATGAGGATCTCCGCTCCTGCTGTTATGTGCGCAGGACTAAGGAGGAAGTCCTAAAGGACCTGCCGCCAAAGCGGATGTCGGTGGTCCCGATCGAGGTTAAGGAAGACAAGTACCAGCAGCTAGAAGAGAACTTCTTGTTCCAGCTCGATGATATAGAAAGTAGGGACATCACTTCCCGGGAGAAATTCTCACTCTCATTAACTGAGATCTCAGCACTGAAGCAGGAGACTCTGAAGTTAAAACTGCCTCTGGTCTATGAGTGGATCGACAGCGTACTGGATACCGGAGAAAAGCTACTGGTATTTATCTGGCATAAACTGGGTGCTGAGGCTCTGGGCGTAAAATACAGAGCTCCTGTAATTAATGGGGACACCCCTATGGATGCCCGGCAAGAGTATGTTGACCGGTTCCAGAACGACCCCGAGTGTAACCTCCTGGTCCTGTCCATAAAAGCTGCAGGTGTGGGACTTAATCTTACAGCAGCCTCTAACGTAGCCTTCCTAGAGCTGGGCTGGACACCAGCCGACCACGAGCAGGCGGAAGACCGGGCACACCGTATAGGCCAGGTAAACCCGGTAAACATTTGGTACTTGCTCGGTGTAAACACAGTGGACGAAGAGATCTGGGGCGTGCTCCAGAAAAAGAAGAAGATTGTGGACAAAACAACTGATGGAGGCCTGAAGGCCACCGTCAATAAAGTGATAGAGGCGCTTAGATACAAAAAAGTCGCCCAACAACCCATAGGAGGGAAAAAATGAAGAAAGGTTTTTCGCTTGTTGAGCTCTTGATAGTACTTGCGGTTATCGCCGCTCTCATCGCTACTATAACACCGGTAGCCTTGAATGCTATAAGCAAGGCAAAGGCAACACAGGTAACACGAAACATCACCACATTGGCTAAGACTTTCGAGAATGCGGTGTACGTAAACGGGATAGTCACGGTAAAGGGTTTTCCTTATGTAAAGATAAGTGACGATAAGTATTTGAGTAATACGGAAGACCTGAAGCTACTCGGAAGGGATATTGATATTAAGACTTATGGTCTCTGGTATGCAGTTGAGGAAGGCAGGGTTTATGTAGGCATATTCAGTAACGAGAAGATCTCCTATAAGCTGGCAAAGGAGATACTACCATCTTTGAAGTACGCAGAAGACGCAGAAGGGGGAGTCCCCTTGAAAGACTTCTTTGAAGACCACCAGACCTACTTGATCCAAATGGGTCTTGACTCCTCGGCACTCCCAGCTGTGTACTACCTTTACTCGTTTGACATCTAATCTCACTTTTCGCACCGGTGGGGGTTTAGCCTCCGCCGGTTTAATTTTTAAGGAGGTTTTAGTATGAGTAAGGTTCCTGAAGATTGGCTTCACAGATTCGGAAAACAACCACACACGTTAATCCTTCCTGAGATGGCTAAATACATACCAAAGCTTTATGACGGCGAAGATGTGGCAACGGACGACAAAATCATCTGGGTAAAGATATTTCATCCCGGTAATAACTGGACCTGGTACGTCACCGAGTACGACCCGGAATCAAAGGTTGCGTTCGGCCTTGTAGAAGGCTTTGAGGACGAGTGGGGGTACTTCTCTATTACTGAAATAGAGCAGACTCGCGGGTTCCTGGGTCTTCGGGCCGAACGGGATTTGCACTTCTCCCCAAGAACTTTTAAGGAGGTTAAAAATGGCAAGAAACGTGAAGCAAGAGTTCAACCAGGCTGCAACGACTGATCCTGAAGGAGCCCTAAAGTTCCTTGAAGAGAACATACAGCAGCTTGGTTTTTATTCGCTAGATGAAATGACCACAGCAATCCAGGCCTACAACACTCTGGAAATGCTATTTGGGGAGGCCATAGCAAAAGCTAAGTACCCCCAGCTGAAGGACCAGTTTGATGTAGAACCCACAGACACCGTTCTAGAATGCTTGATGGAAGAGTACCTGGAGAAAGGAGGCTGGTAGTTTTGTGGTACATAGGACGCAAAAGAGCCACCAGAGTAGATTCCATAGAAGTTATAGAGCGGGGCACCATTTATGAGGGACGGGATAACATCTTCTTTGTGGAAATAGTTGGGATCATACGCGGAAATAAGGTAGTCATCGAAGAGGTACCCGCCTTAAAGTTCTCCAAAGAAGAGATGCCAAAAAAGAGGACCGAGACCTTAGGTTTCCTTATGTCTGGTCGTGACCACGAAATGGTCAAAGCGGCGGACAGGGCTTTGACCGCTTTCTCTAAGTGGCTCGCAGGGGAAGAGAGGCCAGAGTGTATGTTTACTTCTTGGGACGCCTTCCTGACACACCTCAACAATCAAAAGAACACACTATACATCAGGGAACTACTGAAACTTTGCGAGGAGGTTGGGTAAATGGGTAAATCGGCAGTATTTATAGAAATTAGTGATGGCATCCCCTACATAAAGTGCACAGAAGGGGTGGCTGTATTTGCAGTAGACCGAGACGAGGACAATGCAGCCTCGGTTGGAGGCTTTTGGGTTGTGGACAACATTGAGACCTTGGCTACAGAAGAAATCGCTGAGGCCGCAGAAGATCTATACACTGAGTGGAAGGCCTGCCTGGCGGAGGAAGGAGTCCCGTCTGTTCTAACTGAGGACGACGTGGAGAGGGACAGGGAGAGCATAGAGGCTTTCATAAAAAAGATTAGGCCTTAAAAAGGGGGTGTTGTGATGAACAGTAATAAGGTACCGCAGGAAGGAAACAACGTGTTGCTCCTATGCCCGGAGTGTGGCGGTGAGCTTGATGTGAGCCGCATATACTACATACCTCAAGTAATAAATAAGGATGCGGCTACTGGGAAACTAAGTACAGAAGACGAATCTTTTTTTCTAAGTAACTATACCGGAGACTTCTATGTCGAATGCCGCGATTGTGATTGGTCTTCTGACGACACTCTGGAGGAGTTTATAGAGAACCATCCGGATTGTGTCTCCCGCTGAAGTTTGATACCTTAATCAAAAAAATAGGAGGTTAACTGTGAATAGTACTATAGAGGCTGTGGTGGCACAGCAGTTGGAGGACGGTTATTATAACCGGGAGTGGCTAGACCAAAATACAGAGATTGTACTGCTTAGTCCGAAGAATAGAATCGAACAGGGCTTGATAAGCGCAGAATTGCTTATGTTTAACGGAAAGGCGCCACGAGACACTATGGGAATGAGGTTAGTATTTAAGTTTGAGGAGAAGCCTAACCGCCCAAAACCCCTGGTTAGTGCTGATTGGTGCTATCCGGCGCTGCTGGGACCTAGAGGAGAGGGACTTCAAATAAGGGTACAGGTTTATAGCAAAGAGCTTGAGGAGCAGCGGCCCGCCTTATTTGAGTTCAGAATGTTTAAGAACAAATCCGAATTATTTGAGCTTTTGGTGGGACGGAGCAAACTTAGGGCGGATGCTATGGTTAGCAGTACCTGCAATGAGCAGCTTGAAGTAGATGTACTCTTCCTTCCGTATGTATATGAGCCTGTAAAGGTCCCAAGGCTGTACTTGGTGTCAAAGGAGCGCGAGCCTGATGTGGTACATAACTAACACCGGAGCAATAGATCTATATAGGCTTCCACGCATAGAAAGGGGGGTTACCTACTTTGAAAAAGCAAACAGAACATACTACGTTGAGGTGGTTACTTCTGTGGACGACAAAGAGGTAGAGATTGAGTCACTACCTTTCCTGAAGGTTGCTGGGCCTGATGATTTCGTTTCGACGGAGAGGTTTAACCAGGCAGCAGACACCGCCTTTATGCACTTCACCGGGTGGCTGCTTGAGCGGGCGGTTGAAAACGATAAACCCGTTATTTCTTGGAGAGACTTTCTTCAGAGCTTCGAGGGCATCCACCAGCTAAAAGACTTTGCCGAGCTGTGCCTTGCCGATCCCAAGGCTTCTGTGTTTTTTGCGTACAACCAGGAGGAAGGGGAGGACTGGTGGGCACAGGAGGTTGAGGACGACTGAGAATCCGGTTGATGCCAAAGGATAAAGGAGGCTCTTCTATGCAGATCAAGGAAGGGAGCGCAATCAAGAAAATAACTTGCCCGGAATGCGGAGCGAAAATGGATCACTTTTCGTACAGTGAGTGGTTAGAAAAGACTACAAGACTAGCTGTGGGCAGCGTTGAGGATGGGAAGATAGCCAGTGTCGATGTAATCGACTGTGACACGATTATGTGCTCAGGCACAGTGGACGGAAGCGATAAACTTGTGTGTACAAACTGCGATTTTGAAATTTACGAAATTTACAACGTTAACAAGTTCCTAGTCAATCATCCAGAACTTATAGAACTTGAGTAATGGCACCTGATCCTTATAAATCTATTTTGAGGTAGACGCTATCCTTATCTTCCTGGGACAGGTCTATATACCTTCGGGTAATAGAAGGCGAGGAGTGGTTAAGGCACTCCTGGATGCGGTAAATATCCCACCCATCCGCATAAGCCTGATACCCGAAGGTTTTCCTCATTGTATGAGTACCCACAGCTTCAGTAAAACCGGCGCGATCGACTATATACTCTCGGAGGATCTTATACACGTATTGGCGGCTCACGGGCTTTTCCTTGTTGTTTACTTTATCATTCTCCGCAGCAAACACGTATGTTTGTGAAACCGTGTGCTTCCAGTATAAACTAAGAGCGCCTTGTACAGTTTTGTTTAGTGGTATCTCTGCCCGTTTCCCTGTTTTTTTCTCGAAGAGGATAATACGATCGGTAATCTTGCCTCTGGAATTAAGAATATCTTCCCACTTAAGGGAAAGTAAATCCGAGATTCGGAGGCCTGTGTTTATCCCAAGGGTAAACAGGGCGTAGTACTTGTACTTCTTATCCGCTAGCAAAGCATCTTTTACACGACGTATAACCTTACGGTCTCTGAGAGGCTTGACCGTGTTTCTCCCGTCGATAGTCACTTGCAGCACACCCTTCCTCGAATGGTTTACATAATACCCATATTCTAGCATTTTGACAATCAAAAACCCAAACGGAGAGGGCTGCACAGGGGAAAAACAGCGGTAACCCCCATAAATACAGGGGTTACAAATAAACACCCTGGTTGTCAAAATACATCTTTTGTCAACCGATAAAATCAACGGCAACCATTGGTACTAATTATTTAATCTGGTCAATGAAACTTTCAAAAGGAGGGATTTTTATGGTATCAGATACCGTCGTGGTAAACGGCGAAAATGTAACAATAGCCCCACCTAACGAGCAGGTTACACCCGCAGGCAAGCTGATTGCACTAATGCTCAACCCCTTGTACCCAGACTACCCCCGGAGGCTGCAGGAAACGCTGGAGGAACTAAAGGAGAGCATCACTAGGATTAAAGAAGTCGAGGCAGGCACCAGGGCTATGACTTTAATCGATTTCTTTGAGAAAAACCTTTCTATCAGTAACACATACCTGGAAGGCTCGGGAAACACCTCACCTATTATATCCCCATACCTGTTATACAAAACCGCACCGGAGCTGACCACGGACGAGGTTCTGGATGCGGCTATGGAGTTCTTAAGCGGTCTGGTAAAATCTGGAAAGCTTATACAGACTTACAGAGAAGAACCCCTACTATTGGACGACCCCCGCTTCATTGTGAACACCCCGCTTGTTTTAGCTTCTTTTAGGGATCCCTACAGCATTTCCCCACACATAGAGAGTTTTGCAAAGGCAAAAGGGGATAAGTACCTGCTTATGGACTGCCGGGCAGTGAAAGAACGCCTCAAGACCTCAGACCAAGAAGATAGCGGACTTAAAGAGTTTCTGGACACCATTCCGGACGAGGTTGACTACATAGAATTTTTCTAGAGAGGAGGGATTTTTATGGAAAGTGCACCACCTTTGAACTGGAAAGCCCTGTACAAGAAATGGGGGTTTACGGTGGTGGATAAGACCGGGGGTAAGTTACCATACGAAACAAACAAATCCTACGTTCTGTGGCCACCTCCCGGTGACGGTATTGGTTTATTGGTGGATGTACTGGGTATCGCTGTTTACCGCACAGCTACTGTGCTGAGTGGCGGTACTGAGGGTGTGTATGAGTTTGAGGGAGGCATTGGGGTTTTTGCGGATAATAGGCTGCTACTGGTTGAGAATAAGTTTCGAGCTCCGTTGGACGGTGACCAGGAAACAGAATTGTGGTTTGGGACTACAGTTACCCTAACAGAAAGGCAGCAAGCCTACCTGTTAGACGAGAGCCGGTCACTTTTTGTGGATGTTTTCAACATCGGCAAGGTACAGCCGGACAAGGTCACGGTAGTTCCTATGGCCATTGAAGAGGTTAGGGATATTCCCGAGCTGAGGGAAGGGAGGGCTTATGAAGAATGTATTAATTTCAGACCTTAAAGTAGATCCAAAACTTGAGGTATTTAACCACGGAATCCCTTTGAGGTATGAGTTGCCCGTTAGAACACACAAAACACACATACTATGGCAGCCCCCAAAGTACACCACAGGCTTTTTAGTGGATTCCATTCAGCTGAAGCTGAACCCCAAGATCAAGGTAATACTGGACCCTAATCAGGAAACCTG